AGGAACTCGGTGATCTTCAGCCCATCACAGTTAATGTCCGAACAGGCAATACAATCATCGGAGGCCATCAGCGTTTTAAGATTTATGAAGCACTTGGAAGGAAAGAGATTGATGTGTGGCTCGTGGATTTGCCCATCGAAAAGGAAAAAGCTGCCAACCTAGCCTTAAATCACCTTTCTGGAGAGTTCGACCTTCCGCAATTAAAGGATATGTTGGAGGAACTTGATACTGGTGACTTCGATATTGAAATTACTGGCTTCAGCACAGAGGAGATTGGAAAGATGATGTCGGCTGTTCCACCTCCGATGGCACAAGAAGAGATGCCAGAAGAAGATAATATGACCACCATTAACTATAATTGCCCTTCGTGCGGTTATAAATGGCAGGAAAAGACTTTGTAAATGTGTGACAATCAAATTCGATGAGGAGATAAACGAAAATACATTTTCGGAATCTTCGGTTGCTGTTATCAGTTGTGGCAACCCAAATCAAACCCATTCAAAAGAGGCTTTGCTCGTTGCTTACCAATGCTTCTATAATGGTTTGAGTCCTCATATTTACTACTTCTCTCCAGAGACAACCAAAGAGAAAGAAGATCGAAGGACAATCACAAAGAATGGTATAGCAGTAACCCATTTCGGCTCATCGCCAGAATGTGTATTCAACGCCATCCAGACTCTTGGTAAGTATAAATCAAGAACTTGGATAGGTATTGCTCCAGAGCTTTCGGATAAGAGTAATATTGCAAGGGAAGGTGTAATTTGGTTATGGTCGCAAAAGCCAAGCAGGGATATTATCTACAACAATATGGGGCTAGATATGGCTATTGTTCATTGGGGTCACGACTATCTTCATAATGCTAAACTGGTGGTATGCCAAGCTAAAGATGAGAAAATACTATACTCAAAGAAGGTGACTGTTATAGCTGAAGAAGAGACACTTTCTAATACCAAAATATTCATATGAGCGAACACGACCTAGAACAATTTTCAGAGTCACTTTGGGCACCCAAAAAGACTTTATCAGTTCGTGAATGGGCAGAGGCTAATCTTGTTCTTTCAGAAAGAGTTTCAAGTTCTCCAGGCCCATATACTACAATCTTAACTCCCTATGTTCGTGAGCCTCTTGAAGATTTTCGGGATGATCGAGTACGCACAGCAGTTTTGTGCTGGGGGGCACAGACCGCAAAAACAACTACAATCCTTGCTGGCCTAGCCTACAAGCTGGATATGGCTCCTGTCCCTGCGATGTGGGTAATGCCTAATGAAAATCTAGCTAGATCATTTTCTGAATACCGATGGCAACCAATGGTGGATGATTGCCAAGTTCTATCTAGGCATAAGTTAGCCAACACCGACAAATACAAGATAATGGAACAGCATTTTGATAAAATGTCACTTTGGTTCTTCGGTAGCAACTCTCCTGCGAATCTTAGCTCTCGTAGTGTCGGCTTACTTATTTGTGACGAAACCGACAAATTTGCAGAAGCATCTTCTAGAGAGGCAGGGGCTATTCAATTGGCCGAGGCTAGAACAAGAACCTATCCCCTATCCCTAACCATCCAGACATCCACGCCGACTACTGAATTCGGATATATCTGGCAAGCCTTTCTGCGTGGTGATCAAAGGTATTATTATGTTCCCTGCCCATTCTGTAGCGAAATGCAAATCCTTACTTGGCCTAATGTAAAATGGGACACAATGGCTAAAAACGATGCTGGCGAATGGGACAATGAGAAGGTTAGGGCAACCGCATATTATGAATGTCCATCGTGTAAGGGAAAAATCACAGATGGACATAAAACAAAAATGCTTCGTATGGGCAAGTGGAAAGCAGCAAATTCAAATCCAGAACCTAATGTAAAGTCTTATCACCTTTCGGGTCTTTATAGCCCTTGGGAAACATTTGGGAAACTAGCAGTTAAGTTCTTAAACGATAAGAAAAGCATTATGGGACTACAGGATTTTGTTAATTCAGTCCTAGCCCAGCCTTGGGTAGAACAAAACGATGAAGAGCCTATCAAAATCTCTGGTAGTGGTTATCGGCAAGGCGAAGTGTGGTCTGAATGTGAACGAAGAATTATTACTGCGGATATTCAAGAGTCTGGTGGATTTCATATGTGGGTTATTGTGAGAGCTTGGAAGCTGGATGGTTCTTCTAGGCTAGAATGGGCTGGAAGGCTTGAATCTTGGGATTCACTTCGAGCGACACAATTGGATTGGAAGGTTGGAGACAAAATGGTCTTTGTGGATTCGGCAGATCAGACTAGAGATGTTTACTACCAAGCCTGTCGCTATGGATGGACTTGCCTATTGGGTAGTGATTCGCCTCTGTTTGCCCATATCAACGGAAAGACAAGAATCAATCGACCCTATTCTACAATGCAGTGGGGTGATCCCTTGTCTGGAACAAACCGCACAGCACAATCAGAGGGGCTATCTCGATCTAAATGCCCTGTGATCCGATGGTCTAATCCTACGATTAAGGATATGGTGCAGATGCTTCGTATGGGCAAAATGGGCAAGTGGGAAATACCAGATGACGCACCAGAAGAATGGCACAACCACATGAACGCTGAAGTGAAAAGGCCAAAATACAATCCTCTAACTGGTAGAACTAAACTTATATGGCATAGGCTAAAAAAAGATAATCACTTGCGGGATTGTGAGTGCATGAATTTGGTTGGGGCGATGCTTTCTGGATGTATGCCGATACCACAAGACTCGGTGGCAGAAGAAAGTATTGGACAAGGACAAAGCGAAAAGATAGAACTTGAGCAGGTATGAGCATCCTAAAAGAAGGCAGTAAGGAAGCTTTGGCTCGGTATATCAATTTCTGCTCTGCCTATACCGACATTGATAAAGATAAAGCTTACAATCTAGCGATTCACGCTATGAAATACTACAATGGTGATGCTGGAGCTAGGGCTAATTTGAGGCACTTCCAAGAGCTTGAGAATAGGTGGTATGCATCACTAGAGGCCAACAATCCAGACTACTCTGTATATGACGATAAATACTTCTTGAGTGACCTATGGGCTTGCTGGTGCATTTACTCTAGGAAATATCTCTTAAGTATTATGTCCGATAAATCTCTATTCAATCAAAGCATTGTAAAATATATGACTTCACAATGCCAAAATAAGATTGAAAAGGTTGTGGATTTGGGATGTGGATTCGGATATACAACGGCTGGGCTAAAAGAAATCTTCCCAGCATCAGATGTGTATGGAACAAATATAGATACTAGCGTCCAGTTTAAGGTCGGAACAGAGCTTTCAAAAAAATACAACTTTTCCTTGGTATCCGATATTCATAAGGTTGGCAAAGGGGTTGATCTTATTTTTGCATCAGAGTATTTTGAGCATTGGGAAAAGCCGATTGACCATTTGATTGAGGTTGTGCAAGCGTCTAATCCTAGATTCTTCTTGATTGCAAACGCCTTCGGGACTACTTCTTTGGGGCATTTCAACAAGTATAAATACAATAACTGCCTATACGATGGGAAAGCCATAAGCAAGATGTTCAACATCACTCTAAAGAGGCTTGGATATATCAAACTAAAGACAAAGCTATGGAACAATCGACCAGCGTTCTGGCAGAAAAGAGACACAATGATTGGAATGGTGAATTGGCAAATCATCGGACCATCGGCACTAGGACTAAAGGGATAGTATTATATGGATAAATCAAACATCAAACTAATAGCTAGCAAAATCCTATATCATATTGGAGACATTTATAGCTATTTTATGATGGCTACTGGAATAGGCTACTCGTTTTATCAGAAGGTTATGTTACTTTCGTGTGATTTAGATGATGATGGGGTTATCTGGAAAAAGGTTAAAGTACGCAGTAAATATAAGAAGCGGTTGACAGGGATACAAAAGAATGGCAGTTCAAGGAGTCTATTACGGACTAGACCTAGCAACAGTAACCGCAATTAGAACAGAAACTCTAAATGCAATCGAGGCTATTCTCAAAACTGGTGCTTCGTATAGTATTGGAGGAAGGCAACTTACAAGGGCTAATCTTCAAGAGTTACAGAACACAGTAATGGAATGTACCGCTGCCATCAACCGCTTGGCTGGTCCAAGAGCTAGAATCAATCGGACATTCCCCGATTATTCTAATGGTGGTCGTAACTAAAAGTTGATATAAATAGCGTTTAATAAGGAGACAATATGGAAAACAATAAAATCTTTAATCTTTTGGATAAAGCAATTCAGATATTGGGCAGATGCTGGGATGGGTATAAGCCAGTTTCTGGTGTTAAGCCCTATGAGGCTGGTAGCTGTGAAAAGGAAATGGCTACGCAGTCTGATATGAGCGAAATTGAGAAAGTAATTTCTATGCTGGATAAAGCGATTGAATTTTACAATCCCAGCCAACCAAGAGATGAAAATGGAAGATGGGGAGGTGGTGCTGGTGGATTAATGATTTCCAAAGAAAAAGCATCTCAAATTACATCACAAGAGAAAGCTTATGATGCAGTATCAGAACAATTAGATGATGCTAAAAAAGCTATAGAGGAAATCGATGATAATGCATTTATCAAAATACAGCAGATCGGATATAAATTAAGAGATATGCAGGGAAATTCCGATAGAAATTATTATTCTACAATTATGGCAAAAGCAGATGAAGTTGCAAATATTGCAGATAAATTAATCAATAGCGATAAAAAAGAAGCTAGAGATAGTTCCGTAATATTCAGAGGTGCCACAGAAGCTATGCGAGAAATTGCCCAATCATTTAGATCAAATTGGGGAAAATCAAAGTAAGTAAAATTTGTTAAAGATAAATATGATTCCCCTCTAAATTAGTATATGGCACAGCTAAACTTCATCGAAAGAGCTATTAGTTCTATTAACCCTAAGTTCGGGGTGAAAAGACTAGCCGATAAGTGCAAGCTGACTGAACTTACACGCTTTGCTGGTGCTTATCCAAGCAGAGATCGGCTTCCTTCTAGACCTTTATCTGGTGGAGAGAGTTACTATTCTACATATGAGAGGCTTCAACTGATTCGTGCTGGCCGTGAACTTGAAGATAACAATCCAATTGTAAGATCAATCCTTCTCAAATTCTCACAATATGCTCTAGGCAACTTCCGCTATATGTCCCGAACTGGTGATGCGGTAGTAGATCAATCTTATGAAGATTATTGGTCTGCTTGGTGTAAGCGGTGTGATTATTTCGGAAGGCATAACTTTGAGTCTCTTTCACATCTAGCCCTTCGCTCGACTCTTCGAGATGGTGATGTGGGTTTTGTAATTACTAGGGAAAAATCTATCGGCGACCAAGTTGATCCTAATTCAGACCTTCGTTTACAAGCTGTAGAGGCAGACCGCATTGGTGGAATGTTCGACAATCCCACATCATCCCAATCCTATATCGGTGGTGTAAATTTTGATGAGTTTGGAAGAACAAAATCCTATAAGGTTTACCGAAGAACGCAGGGTAATTTCTATACCGATGAGCAAGAAATTCCAGCATCTTCTTTTCTTTTTATCTACGACCCGCTTCGTTTAGATGAAGTTCGTGGGCGTAGTCACTTGGCTTCTGTTGTGAATTATTGCAAAGACCTCGCTGAAACTATGGAGGCAGAAAATCTTGCTG